ATGTGGAGCAGTCAAAAAACCCAGAATCGAAAATCGAAGCTCTTATGCCATAACCGGACACTATCATCATACATGTCCACACAAGCGTCCAACTTCATCCAAAATATATGCGTTCCGTTATTATTGGCAATGATTAAATTAAGAATAGAGACTACTCTCTCGTAAATAGTATCCGCTTGCAATTGATTTTGATTGCTCCATATGTCTGTCTGCATCCTGATATCTCGCACGGCGAGAGGAACGGTTCGTGATTGTTCTGAAATTACACGGATATTGATTTGCGGCATTACAAGTTGTTGTGTATTTGCGGGAGTTCCCTGCGCTTCCACGACTATGTCCTCAGGACCCACGAAAATGTTATTTGGAGCAACAGAACCATACTGGGCGGTTTTAAGCTCAGGATCGTTTACCAATTGTTGCACTATAAAACTTGTTACATTTATCATTTCTTGGATTTACTTGGCATAAGTTTACTGATCAACGGTTCTGTCATTGCCATGGCTGGCCTAAAAAATGGCCTTGGACTTGTCATTCCAATTCCTCTTTCTACTTTTATTCCATAATCTGCCTCTGTTGCGTCTTGCCATGCTTTTCCGATAATCTTTGTCCCCGACTCAGATACATTTTTTTTGATTGATTTCTGCAGTTTTCCTGTTTTCACAGGAACGCCATAAGGAGCAGACGGATCAGAAATGGTTCCCCATGTTTTACTGGGAATATTGGGCCTTGGGGTGGTGGCAATACCATAAAAATAGTCTATTATTTCTGTTATATTGTTTTTTATTTTATCTTTGTATTTCCTTGCCGCCCGTTCTTTAATGTCGCTTATCGCCTTATTTTTATTCTTTAGATTAATTTTTAAAAATCCATTTGCCATATTCTATATTTAAACCGGAAGCGCAATATCTGCAAGATAGAAATCAACCACTCCGTTTATTATAAACCCCGCCACAACGCCTTTAACAGAATATTGTATGCCGGAGGGATAGCCGGGACATGCAACCGTATATATCTTGTCTTGTGGCAATATCTGTATATTGTTCGGTATATACATCTCTCCTGTAGGATAAATCAGATCTCCGGTATCTTTAAATCCTGTGGTTTTTCCCGACCATTGTATACGGACTTTTATGTCTTCATAAACCATTTCATATCCGGATATAGCGCTCCCATAGACCGGATTATTGAAAATATCTCTCGAAATTGTCGTAAAAACAGTATTGCTAGATGCATCATGAGAAGCTACCGAGTAGTCGGGCCTGCGATATATATCCACAATATCTGTAAAAATTACCGAAATCATAAATTATTCAATAAAGATTCTATTTTTGGCTTGTTAAATCCTATCACAAACTCTCCGTCTTTCTCGAATATCGGCACCACTGTTTGTCCCGTCTTTTCAAAAATTACTTCTGCCTTTTCTCTATTTTCGGAGATATCAACTTCTTCAAAATCAATTTTCTTTTCTTTAAGAAAATCTTTGAGCATTAAACAGAAATGACAGGTTTTCGTTGAATAAACTTTTATCATAAGAATCCAATAAAGTGTCTTTGATAATGAGCTAGAAGTTGTTTTACTTCATTAAGCACAGCATCTCCAAAACTTACATTATAACTTAGAATACTGACTGATTTTGCTCCAAGGGGATTCTGTCCGGCTTTTCCCAAAATATCAGAGCAAAGCATTATCACGGCCTCTTTTATATCATAAGGCATGGACTCATTTGTAGTGAAATCCACGGTAACAATATCGGTAGCTAGAAGAGCGGAATTGAATGTTACGATGCCATTTACATATTCGACTGAAAATCCGGTTATTATTAATATCCCGTTCACATAAACATTAAAAGTTCTATTGTCGGGAGTTGCCCACAATCTGTAGCCGACCGGAGATTGATAAGATAAATACTCCCCGCTATCGGAATTGGTTAATTCAACTCCCGTGAATGGCTGCCCGAATCCGAAGTTATAATTAGTCCATAAATTACCAAGAGGAATATGGTCTATTATCTGTGCGGGGATAGGAGTTCCGGCTCCCGCTCCCGCAGAGCTTAACATCGGAACTATTTTGTAAGTTCCCCATTCAGGCTGTATCTGCACATAACTTTGCTGTTGCGGTTGGATTAAAACTTCGACAAACCATTGGAGAACCTGTATATATACGCTGTTTACGGACGTCAAGGGAGCATTGTTCATAAATACCGTTACCATCCTCGGATTAAATGGCCGCACTGTAAAATGCGTTTTTATTTCGTCTATCGTTTGGCTGTCGAAAAATCTTTGTGTCAGCCTGTTAACCATTGCGGAAGCCCTTAAAATAACATTATCCAATTCTCCCGTTATATAAATAGGACTGGAAGCGTTTATTCCAAGACCTTGCGCCTCAGGGGTTAATATGTAACTGTCTTTTGTGAGATACGGATTATCTACCGCCACTTTCATCGGAGCTCCCGTAGGGGTGTAAGGAAGTCCTCCAGGGGTTTCAAAAAATCCTGATTTTATCGGAGCTAAAATTTGAGTCATAATTATTATTATTCTATATATATTATACAGGATTTGCGTATCTTTTTAGGGATAGACGTATGCAATCTATTGCGCTATTGACATTTTAAAAAAATAACACTATAATGATTTCAGAAAATGAAATGGGAATCTCCCGTCTTCAATCGTGGAGAACAGTCAATGCAATAAATTGCATAAATCAACCTCCGGGGGAGATTGGGCTCATTATCATCCCCGGGGACGCAACAAAAAATAATCTTTAATGAGCCATTCCGAGTCCAGACGGCAAACACAAAAATACACCTTATCACGGGTGTATTTTTGTGTCTGTTTGTCTTTATATTAATTCAAAATTCAGTAGTTGATATGATACTCAACTATTTTATTTTCATTTGATACAAGGCAACGTGGAGCGAAACAGGGACATGATATAGTAAATATATCAAGACTTAAAGTCAAATTCTGTATCTATAATGTTATTTACTTCATTTGACCCGTTTTCTAGCTCTTTTTCCTGCTCGGAATCGAATTTCAAGAGAAGTGTCTCAAATTCTCCCATATGGGTTTTTTCTTCTTTCGCCACATCTAAGAGAATCCTTTTAAGAAGTTTGTTTTCCGTCATATCAGCCATTTGCTCATAAAGGCTTATAGCATCTAATTCGGCCGTGATACTAATGCGAAGGATTCCCTTGGTTATATTATTTTTATCTATTTTATTTATATCTATAGGTGATTTTGCCAACATGATTTTAATTTAATATTACTCTCTTAGATCCATGATTATTTTCATGGCAACATTCTCCCGCCACTTAAGAGGCGGGGAATTCTTGCCACAAACGTTAAAAGTATTTGTTTAATTTATCCGCCAATATGTTCATGGCTGTTTCCCAAGTAAAATTATCTCTGATAAATTGAGCCGATTTCCTGCCTTTTTTTCTTACTTCATCCTGATGAAGATACGCATATCTCATTTTATCGACCAGATCGTCTAAATTAGGATTAGCCCAATCTCCGCAGGGTTCTTTATAAACGAGTTTTGAGAAGTTTTCTGCAGATATCATTGTGTGCTCTATTTTCCATCCTAAGTCGTCCGTTATGTATTCGCTTATGCCTCCCCAGTCGGTCACGATAACGGGAATTCCAGTGGACATAAATTCAAAAGGCACCAGAGAGAATCCCTCCCCCAGCCAAGGGAACACCCCGCAATCTATCCTATTATAGACATCTCTCGCCATTTCCCCTTGGTCATTATTTGTTTCCATAATCAATTCTATTCTCCCGTTATGAAAATCGGGGTCTTCTTTTGTATTAAAAGGAAATATGGAGTTTGATGTTTTTATTATTAATCTTACGTCTTTTTTTTTCGGGAATGCCAGCTTAAATGCTTGTATCAGAATGTCTGTTCCTTTTCTCATTGTAAGAAAACCGGCCTGACCGAAAGTGAAGAATTCGTTATTCCTTTCGACAACAGGGAACTTCTCCGATTCAACCCCCCAGATAATCTTTTCTATAGGGACTCTTACTCCGCTATCTTTCATCATTTGAATATTCTGGTCTGACAAGGTAAAAAGAGAGTCCATATAATTTATTCTGCTTACCCATGATTTCGGTATCTGCGTTGTTTCAAAGGGAACGATGGCAATCTTTTTATAGAACACGCTATCAAACCATTCATGCTTAGGCTGTTCATGATAGATAGCGGGCATTCTATTATCGACTTCTTTGATAAAACTGTTCAGTTCAGCGACTTTCATTCCGTTTCCTATCCAATGAGGATGATAGCCGATCTTATCCATATAATAAGCTATATTCCTTGTGCAGGTTCCAAACCCGCTGGAATTGTCCGCATTCCCCCATAAAACAAAATCTCTATTTTTCCAGAATTCAGGGTTATATTCCAATTCGGGCTTTTCAAATTCAATATGATTGGTAAGGCTTATTTTCAACGCCTTTAATAAAGGAACGTCTATCTCGGAATTTGTTTTATAATATTCATTATCAAAATATATGCCACTGTACTTAGGGTGTTTTATTATTGCTTTCATTGTTTATAAAAAATAATATGCCTTCTGCGGGCAGAAGAATATTGTCCTTGCCTTAAATTTATAGTATTTTTATCTTCACGGGGATCTCTATATTTGGAAATCTTGCTGTAATTTTACCATGTGTCTCAGAAACTATTTAATAGCATTATATTATGCGAAATAATTTCTTGCCCCTGAGTTACATACCCGCGAAGATAAAAATATTATATGTTTAATTGTATGCTAATTTGCCAAATTTGTCAATACATCATCTTTACAATTATTTTTAAAGTGATATGAAAACTGCCATGAATAACAAAGGAGGGCAGAAATGCCCTCCTTTGTTTATAACCCCTAAGACTAGTTATTAGGATCTTGTACATTCTGAAGTACGCCATTCCAAGGTTCAGCTTTTACGGCCAAACAGGTATACTCGTTAATGTAAAAACGAACCGAATCAAAAATCTTAGCAAGTTCAGTGCGTCCAACGGGGACCAAATCCTTTTATGTTATTCATACAATTTCTTGTATGTTCGGACTATATCTTTACTTATAGACAATTTTTCTTAATTATTTCTTCTGCTTCTTCTTGATTGGTATGTTCCCATATTCTCAATATTTTATATCCATTTGCCTTTAATAAAATATTAACTCTTTATTTTTTTGTTTCTTATTTAGTTTTTTGCCACAGTATCTACAATTCATTTTATATTTGTCTATAAGTATTCTACATAAAGTCTCTACGGATTCTATTGTATCATATTTACGGTAAAATACAATAGTCTTTCCTCGGTATTCCCTGTACGGGTTCACCGATATAGTAGAATTTTAAATGACCGATTATGTCCAGCCATTTCACATCCTTGATTATCTAATCTAAGGAAAAAAATGTCAGATACTGAGTTACCAGCTGCGCCGGATGAACCAGAGAAGTTATAAGGATACGGAAGCGCGGCATTAATGAAGTACTTTTTAATTGTTACTTAGAATTTTATCAACACAATACTCTATATTCTCATTTATTTCATGTTCCCAAAATCTAAAAACTTTTATTCCTTTGTTCGTCATGCTTTTATTTTTTTTGATATCTTTATTCTTAATTTCTATATAATATCCTTTTCCATGTATTTCACATTCATGATAAAAACAACCATCACACTCTATTACAGAATTAATATTAGGAATCCAAAAATCTACATTGCATATATTTTCTAAAGGAAACCATCGAAAATAATCTTTATTCTCAATTAATCCTCTTTTGATAAATTCATTATTCATCTTCTCTTCGATAGATGTTCTTTTAAACTTTTCTCTAGGATGATTAATCGCTTATATTCTTATTCTCTCAGCATGTTCTTTGCGTTTTTCTAAAGAAGGAAACATTTTTGCTTTTCCTTTTGTAGCATTAGATATTTTTATTCCTCTTTCGGGATTTTTTATAGATTCTTTATACTTTTTACTATTAAGTATTACTAATCTGTGCTTTTCTGCTATCCCTTCTTTAAACATGCCATTATTATTGCTTATCTTTTTCTTTGATTCTTCTGTATGTTTCTTTCCTAAATGAGAATTATTCATCTTTATTCTGGTTTGTTCTGATGCTTTCTTTCCTAAATTAGCTAATCTTAATTTATTTATGGTTACCATTGAGGGATGTTTCCCCTTATTCCAAGGGATTTGCCCTTTAATGAATCTACCATTATTTATTATATTTTTATTTTTCATGTTGATAAAATTTAGATTAAACATTTCTGTTTAATTCATACAATTTCTTGTATGCCCAGACTATATCTTCACCCTATTTCTAGGGGCAATACATTTAGTCGTTACGGATTCTCTTTCGAGTCTTTCCTCGGTATTGTCCACTTGCGTGGGTTTTCACCGATATAGTATTGTTTTTGTTTCCAACATTACAGTTGGAAGGAGACTACTTCTTGTTAATCTCCAACTATTGGCACTGGACCAAGAGGTGAGTTATAAGCCACTATATTATCGCCTGCCGTAAACTTTCCCGTCGATTCATCTGGTCGCACATAATATCTGCCCGCTGCGCCAACGATTTCGTTTATAATGGCTTGCACCCCGAAGGAGCAGCCTATCATATCCAACTTATTTCCGCCCTGAAGCCTGATAAGTTTAATCATTTTGTCGAGAGCAGGTATTGATACTCCGCTAGCCGTCAATGGGTTGCCATTGAAATCGATTACATTTGTAACCAACTGAACGGTTTCTCCGCTAAATGCTATCGGGTTTATTGCTGGATCCGCATACAAGATTGCAAATTCTTCTCCTTGAATTATCCTGCGTAAAGCCGCTTCTGCTATTTCAGCTTCTAAATCAGTGTAGCTTCTGCCTCCGGCAATAGCCGGTCCGGTTATATTGCCGACCGTTCCAAGAAACTTATAAGGGGCTGTTGCCTGTTTATAAGTAGGATCTTGTTCGGGAGGCAAGGCTCCATCCATTTTGTCATTAAGGTTATTATTTCCTTAAAGTTTGGACTATCGTTTGTATTCTTTATAAGAATACTACTCTTGCTTAGTCTCTGCACCTGCACTATTACATAACGAGTTAAAAGAATATTCTCTAATATTTTTTTGTTTAGATTTTTTAAAATCTTTTTTCTTTAAAGATAATAAAAGATAAAGTTTTTCCCTAACTTCTATTTCTTTTTCTGATAATTTTAATCTTTTATTATTGCTGTCATTATTATTTCTTTTTCTTCCTTGAAACCTGATTGCTATTGCTGCCTGATCTTTCTTTAATTTCAAAAAAGGATAAACCTTCTTTAAAAATTCTAATGCTTTTAAATTGTCTGTCTGCCATACATATATCCAATTAGTTGTTCCAGTTATAAAAGATTTTTTATTTTTTAGATATACGACTCCTCCAAAGTTTCCATACAACCAATCAATTATTCTTCCATCTTTTTGTGAAATTGCCACAATAAGAGAATAATTTGGGCTAACCATGTATCCTCGTGGAGACAACCTATTTATTCTTATACGTCCCTCTCCATCAAGTATTCCTGCCGCATAAGAGTATTTAATAGATTTATTTTGTTTCATATGTTTAGTGATATGTAATATGCTTGGTAAGGGTTACCAATTTCAGGCTTCCCTTTATCAAAGAGTATTTTACTACGCCAATGGTTTAAAACTCTGTTGAGTTTAGCGTAGAAGATGTTAATTAATCCTAGCGGTCCTTGCGAAAGCGTATCAAGCGATGTTCGAATGTTCCAAAGATGAGCTGTTCCTTCTCCTTTTATTCTGTTCATTCTGTCTCTTATTGGCGTTAGACGGTCAGAGAGTACTACTAAAGCCGACTCTAAATCCTGTCTTGCCAATAAGGTATTTCCATAAGGCAACAGATAACTTTGGTCAATCTGCTTCTCATACACTTCTAATGCGCGATCCAAACTGTTTATTCCATCATTCATATCTGTGTATTAAATTGTCAATGTGCTTTTAAACACAATACAAATTAATTCTAATACTTTTTGGAGTGTTGCAACTTTACTCATAAATGAAAAACATTTTTATATGTTAAACAAGTATGTAGCCGAGTCTACCGACCTCTTCATAAAGAAACTCACTCCTGCTTCGATTCAATCTCTGCGTCCGTAAAAGGACGCAGAGTTAAATTTTACAATATTTGGGAAATGTTTTCACGTCTTGCCTCTGAAGAAAAGTTGTTTTTATACATTTCTTTAAAATCCTTTTCTTCCGAAACCGATTTATGCAATTCCTCGGCTGTTACGTCTGAAACCAATTTTAATCTTGGCCCGCCATCTCTTGACATTACATAAGGGGTTCCGTTTATTACAGACCTCTTTAATCCGGGCTCACCCATATATTCTTTTATGCTTTTCTGTATTTTCTGGTCGTTTCTGATGAATTCCATAAATTGATTTCTTAACCCGATTATTCTGTTTCCGCTCTCTTCTTGGGATTTTTCAAGCTTTTCAAGAGCCTCCCCAACCAAGAACGCAAACTTATCAATATTGGCTACCGCGACTTTCGGATTGCTTTTCATTTGCTTTGACATTGCTTTCACCCTTTCCGCGGAAGGAATTTTATATTCACTTGTATCCGCTGATTCGGAACTTCTGTCTTTTTCATCTCCAACCATTCTGCTTCCCGCAGGGACTGAATACGATTCGGAACTGGAAACCTCTTTCCTTGTTTTTGTTTCATTGGGAAATTCCTGATCTAAAGCTTCGGTGCTGTCTGGTTTTTCATTTCCGCCTCTTTCTCTCTTTGATTGGGCATGATCTCCGCCTATTGCTTTATACTCCGATTCGGAATATGTGTCGGAATCTCTTGATGTTTTATTATCCGCTTTCTTTGCGGAGCTTTCAGATTCAGAACTGTCTTCCGAAGAAGAAGATTTGAACGCTTTCTTTGTCTTGGACTCCGATGGGAATTCCTGATCCAATGCTTCGGTGCTTTCGGAGGATTGCTTGCCGCTTCTTTCCCTTGGGGCTGAATTGTCTCCATTAGCATAAGTTTCTTCTTGTCCTTCTCTTTGCTTTTCTTTCTTCTCATCAGGAATCTCTTGATCAAGCGCGTCTGAATCTAAAGAAGTATAAGACAGAGTTTTGGTGATATTGCTTAAAGCGTCTATCGCCTTGTTGATTCCTTCCACAATTGCTTTCTTTGTTGAAGAGCTTTCGCTGTCTGAATAATTACTTTCGGGAAATTTCTCTTTTGCGGTCTTTGTTTTCTCAGAAGATTTGCTTTCAGACGATTCCATCGCTTTCTTTGTTGGAGAGCTTTCGCTGTCTGAAGGTTCTGATTCAGACACTGAATCTTTGTCAGAACTCATTTCTTTTTCTTTGTCGGATGCTTCAGAAGAGCTGCTTGAGCTTTCTTCTTTTGGATCCGACTCTTTTTTATTAAATCCAAACATATTATTATTATTTAATTTTACATTATATCCTTGTTCATTATTATCCTCGACCCTTTGCTTTTCACTTTGCCATGCATTTTTAGGTATGGACTTTTCAAACGTCTGCAGGTAATCCATTTGCGGATTCTCAAACAAGAATTCATTATAACAGGATTTATATATATCCTCTTCCAAAGGAGTTCCCGTATAATTCTTAGCTATGAGCCATGAATCATAATTGGATGGTCTTGGCGTTACCGAAACTTCCCTCAGCATCACATCATAAAATGTTTTTATCATCTTTCCTTTGGATTCAACTAATTCTCTGATTGCATCCTTCACTTCCCCTCCAACCGACAATCCCAATTGGGCTCCGGCCTTTAAAGAATCATAGAGAATCATTGCGGCCGGCTTTGTCTTATCCAGCATGGCCTTTATTCTTAATTGGTTCCTATCATCAATATGAGCTTCGCAGACCCTGCCTATAATAGCATCATCGGTTTTTTGGTGGGCTACCCTTAAAGGAACAGACTGTTCGTTTATAATCTTTGCCATTCTTATTAATGCGGGTTTTGCCATTCTTTCCTGGTCATGGTCTACATTAGTTGAAGAAGCCACCCCTTCAATAGCAAATTCGCTTCCCGATTCCGAAGGTATCGCTTTTTCTATATAAAATATAAAAGGAAAGCTTCCTTCCGCTCTTGATAATATTTGTGTTTTTTTAATATCCATTTTGTATTAATACATTTATAATGTTAAATATTTCTTCTTCTTTTATTATACCAAGACTGACCAATATTTTTATCACTTTCTGCTGCCATTGATAGTCTCCCTGCTCAACCTGATTCTTTATTTCTTCAATTAATCCTGCCATTATTTAACGCTTCTTTGAATGTTTTATAATATTTTGACGGTTTGTTGCGTTGGTCTATCGGCCTTTCGACCACAGAATTTTTTATATCCAAAGGTCCATTGCCTCTTTCGTGAAGACATATTTTATCCCTTGCCATCTCTAATATTTTTCTCGACTCTCCCGAAGTAAGCCCAAATTCTTCAAGTAATATCTTTTCCCTGTAATTCTCATCTTCTACCTCATCCAGAAGCTGAGAAGCTCTAGCAAAAGTATCGGGGTTTATTATGCTTTTTGTTTTTGTCGAAGATGAATCTCCTTCTAAATCTTGCCTCGCTAAAAGTGTTTTTGGAACGGCTCCATTATATTCCGCATCAACTTCTTTCATTCTCTCGCTTCTGTCCGCGCTTTCTCTATTGTTTCTGTCCGCTCCTTCCGAGCTATGTCCTGAAATATCAGAATTAGAAAATATTGTTCCCAGCATTGAATTAACAAGAGACCTCTGTTCACTATCGGTTAAATTATATTCATCACTTTGTGATTTCTTTGCTTCATCTCTGTTCTCCGGCTTTATAGAACCTTTATATCCTAACTTTGCCTGGCAAATCGCAAAACACAAACCCTTTGGGTTTTGGCTTAAGCAAGAAGCCACACAACTCCTCCATTTGCCCGTATGAACATCGTCTTTGTATATTTCCATTGCCGAATCAAAAGATTTTATTACCATATCATCAAATGCAATATCTTGCATTTTAATCATCTTATTATAAGCTTCCGATCCGAGAGCATTAGTGCAAACAGCAAAAGCATTCTTTGCTCCGCCTTTTCTTTTTATATCTTGGACGCACCTATCGAATTTTTCCGAATGAGAGTCTAGTGATTTATTTGCGTATATGGCTCTTTCTTGATCTTGAGCCGCTTTTTTAGAAGGGTGTTCTCCCAAAACTTTTCCTTTATGAGAATATAGCATCCACTTTCCTTTTTTGTTTCTTATTATTTTTCCTATCTCAGAATTCTCGCTTCCGTATTCATCTCTTTTTTCATCGCAAGATTTGCTGAAATTCTCTTCAAAATATTTCTGAAATATTGTTTTGTTCTTCATAAAAGATTTTTAAATAATTGTAAACTTTTTAAAATATATAAATTATGCAACTGTCCTATATTCATTATACAATATTTATTATTTTTTTTATGATTGAATATAAAAATCCCGCCCTTTTTTGAGAGCGGGATTTGTTGCTATTTCTTGCCTTTTTTGTTGGCAGCAGCTTTCTTGGCCGGAGATTTTTTAGGAGCAACTTTTTTAGTTGGCATCTTATTTATATTTAATTGTACTGTTTATATTTTACTTATTTTTATTTTTTTGTCAATTTCTTTTTTCGTTGCCCTGTCAGATCCATAAATAAATTATATAGATAAGGAATGGGCTTCAAAGAATTAGCATAAGAATCTTTTGTGGATTCCCATCTGTTCTCATTATTTATAAACTGAAAATCATAGGCATATAATCTGTGGGTGTCCGGAGTTAAGATGACTTGGTCAGAACGCCTGTCACCTATTTTATATTTCTTCTCCGCCAGCCATATGTTCGCTAAATCATGTATAGCAAGCTCATATTTATTTGGATGATTTTTCATGTCTTCAATGAGAATTTGATCTTTAAGCGAGCGCCCATCCTTGAAATCTGAAACCAGATAATAAGGGAATTTTCTTGATCCGCCAAATTTTAACTTCCACTTTTGAGAATCATAAGCGGAATCCATATTCTGATAATGCTTAAATTCTTCTCTCACATAATCGGTGGGCAGTTCTCGCAATATATCCACTTCCGACATGCGAATTACAGGAATCACATTCAATCCCTTTTTATAAAGCATATTGGAAACTCTTTCTTCTTCTTTCTGAGAATCCAAATCCACGGCAATCGGAGTTTTTATAACTTTGCCCTCTCCTGTAAGAATATTATAATAAATAAAGGGCTGACCATATCCCATGTCTGACACAAAACAGTTAAATCCGTCTTCGGTGAACACCGACTTATGAAATTCTTTTTCCTCTTTATTGTCTTCTTCTTGTTTTATGTCTTCATTATTTTTAATATCTATCGGATTTCCTTTTCCGTCTACTTGCTGTTGGTTGTTGTTACTATCTATTATGATGGGTTGATATCCCAAGTTTGTCAGCTTCAATGGCTTATCCGCCCATTCCCCGAAAGGTCTCTTGCCCATTTCTTCTCTTATTTCATTTATAGTCATTATCCCTGTTTTTGTCGCTAAATCATAAAGAGCCGTTCTTTCTTTAACATCCACCACGTCAACATTGGCCCAGTCAAATTCCAAGTCTCTGTATCCGAATTGTCCCCAAATAATATACACATTGAATATTTCTTTTAAAAGATGAAGCAGGGAGTTATATCCTTTTTCGTCTGACGACTGCTTTTGTGTTTTTGCGGTATTGAAATTTATATCCCCGGTTATATTCAAATCTGCGGCGGTGAGTCCGAATTCTGCTGTTGCTAAACGAGCCATTAGCTCGAAATAATCCATGAACTGCATATCTCTCTGGTTTATGTCTTTCAGATTTGTGATCTTTACTTCCTTCTCTCCGGACATAATAGCGGGACGATGGAATCTTCCTTCCATTTCCTGATAAAAATATTCTTTAAATCCGTCCAGACTCCTCTGATCCATGGTTTGCATTAACTGTATAACCAGTGGAGGGAATGCTCCGTCTTGGAAATATGTGCTGTTAAAATTATCAGCATTAAGAATATTGTTTATTACGCCAATGATAGCCTCTATAGCTCCAAAGCCATATCCCCACCCGCCCATATCTCCGCGAGGGTGCTGATGGAAGAATATCATATCTCTCTTAGGCCAAGCGGCGACAACATCTCCGGTCTGTCCTCCCCTGTACGGATTTTGATTTAGAACTTGAATATATGACACGGGGAGAAATTTTGTTCTCCCGTCTTCTCCTTTTATTAGGATAGGGATATCTTGGTTTCCGTGATCGTCCGCCACAACAGATATAGTGGCGGAATCTACTACAAATAATTCCGCGGGCATCCCATCGTGATAACGAGTTATTTCCACGGCAGCTGAGTCGAGAGCCAGTAAATCTTCCAATAATTTATCCAAAAAAGTCCTAAATGTGTCTCCTTGTCTGTTTGGTTTTTCAAAAAAATCAGAGAGTTCTTTTATTAAAACTGGGTCTACTTTTTTCAAAGGATCTCTCGATTTGATAATCCACGGGGTTTTGCTTATTTTGTTTTTAAGAGAGTCTATGCAGATTCTTATTATATAGACATTGCGAGAGGCTCTGCGAAGAACGTCATAAGATATTCTGCCCGGCTTGCTTAATCCCTTATCTAATGCGTATGGGGCTCGCTGGTTTTTGCTATATGTAAAAGCGCGGCTGCGATTAACTTCTGACTTGTATATTACATCGTTGATATTCTCTATTTTTATGCTATCATTAGAACTCTTATTTTTATTCCTTCTGCTCATTATTATTAAAATTTAGTTTACAAACCATCCTATATATATTATAGTCATTCTTCTATTTTTTTTATCTCTGTAAATATTTTGAACATTTTATTTTTAAGACTATACAATCCCTGGACATTTTTATATCCCATTAATTTGTATATTTCTCTTATCTTAAATCCCAGCAGAAGAAATATAAATAATTTAAGCTGATTTTCATTGAAATTATTTATAAGATTTTCCACGAGAATCTTATTTTCAAGAGCATCTTCTATATTACTGCTCTCGTCAATGATATCCCCGATATCTTTAAAAGGTATTTCTTCTACATTGACTCTTTTCCAGTAGATATTTTTCATTGTGTTTTCTTTCCCAGCATTCTCTGCCCTTGCGGCCATAATTTTTCCAATTCACCGCACCAATTAAGGAACCAAGACAAAAACTCCCCTGTTTCGGGATTATTTGTTACGCCCAGAGCAAACCCCTCCAATATAAATATCGTAACTCCCATCAAAGCATCGGAATAATCCAGAACTCTTGTGTCGAATCTTCCCGTTAATTTTTCTCTCTCTTTTTTTATATCGTTTCTTTGTTTCTCTTCGTTAAAAATACCTATTGTAAATTTATAGAAATCGGAAATATCACAGGCTTTTAATCCTTTTTCTTTGCATTCAATCTCCCACATTCTTCCTATGTCTCGCAAAACCCTTACGGATGCCTTAAGAACCGAAGGAGATGGTATGTATTTCATTCCTGGTTGGCCCGGAAGCTTTACCGCGTTTTTTGTTTGGACAAGAGTATCCACAACACTGTCTTTATGCCTCAGTTTTTTCTGAATAAGCAATTCATCTGCCAGCTTCTTGGCTTCTCTAAGCTGTTTTATAGGCGCATGTTTTTTCTTTGCTGACATTTTAAATATGACAATAATACTCCCTCTTTAGAGGGTTCAATTATTTATTATATTTATTTGAAAGACAGCCCCGTTCCTGTGCCACCCGTAATCATGGCGGAATTAGTTCCTGTGGGGTCTTCTGTTCCTATTTTATTCGGATCTCCAATCAATGCTCTGACTCCGGGAGGAACAGGCCTGATAGCTTTCTTGGGGCCAATACTTTCTTGTTTTTTATTGAAATTATTTATCATGGATTCCGCAAATATCTTGTCTTCATTAGACATGTTCTCTATCTTTTTTATATTCATTTCATTAAAAAACTCTTTATTCATAACCACTTGTCCCTCGGGCTGTTTTTGGTTTTCTTCCGCTGAAGGGAAAAAGTCGGATGAAATAGAAGGCATTGCCACGTAAGGATTACTATTGACATTAACTTTATTTATCGAGCTTACAACACCTAAATTAGAGAAATCGCAAATCTTGCATTTCTTTACTTTTATAGTAATAATTTCTAACTCATCTACGACATGGAATAATCCACATATATCGCATTTGGAAGCTACGCTATTTTTTTTCTTTTCCTTTTCCATTAATAATATTATTTAATTTATTTTCTAGTATTCTCAGTTTTTTTAAATGGAACCATAAATTTATCGATTCGAATATTCTATTATTCTTTCTTGCCAAATCAAGTTGTAATTCCAATAATTTCTTTATTCCTCTTATTCTTCTCTTGCGAAAAGTATTTGTAAAGTTAGTGTCCACATACCAGTCTGTGAAAGAATTATAATTCTTCTCTATATATTCTCCCTCGTTAATGTTTGGTTTCTCATAATATCTCCTGAATATCGGAAGAGAGTTTTTAAGACGCACAAAAATCTCCGTTGCGTCGCTTTTATCTTCTCCTCCCATTACTCTTTTATCTTCTCCTCCCTTTGCTCTAAGATACACGCTGTTTCTCTGATAAGGCACGCTCATCGTTCTTTCCCCTTTTTTTATTTTTTGCAATGAATTTATAAACAATTTGTCTATCTCTTCATTATTTTTTTTATCCATTCCCGCAATTGTTTTTAAATATTGCTTTTTTGCGGCTTCTATTTTCTTGGCGGCTTCTCTTATAGGATGCTTAATTTTTGACGTCTTTTTTATCTTCTTCATTTTTTAATAATTTACTTGTACTAATGCCTTTTTCTCTGGTTTCTCTTTCTTCGGTTATTTTATTTACCAAATCATAGAATTCTTTGGCATGCCCTTTTAACTCCTGTTCGGTTATCACTTTTCCTCCCGCCTCTATGAATATTCCTTTACCCATTTCCCTTTCTCTGGAATACTCCACGGCTTCTTTTTCATTTATCAGTCTTTTAGCTATTTCTGCGAATCTGTCTGCTATTCCTTTTAATATTTCCTTTTCTTTGTTTTTTTTCTCAAGAGAATTATTAATAAAATTGGAAGTGTCAGACAGAAGAAGGGATATCGTATCAATAAACATATCCAAGTCAAATCTAACTTGAGCCTTAAATATTCTTGTTTCCTTTGAATGCTGTCCTTTGTATCGAAACAGTTCCGCCATCATAGAAGTGTCTTCCATTCCCTGCTCCCACAAATAATTGGCAAGAATGGCGTCCGTTTGGTCTTTTGACTTGCTATCGGCTATTATTTTCTTAATGCTGTTATTTATCTCTTCTTCCTTCTGCTTCGAGACAGAAGGGAATACTATGGGAAATCTTTCGTGAGAAGCAGCAGTTAAATTTTGTTTATTGTCATTATTCATAAATTCATCAATATTTAATGTTCTCTACCATTCTCCATTTATTCTTGTACGCCTCCTTATCGGAATCATAGTCCTCTTTTTTAACAAAAGAACTCAACTGGAAATCATTTCTCATGGCAAGATGTTCAGACTGTATAGCTATTCGATTTATTCTGGTTTTCATTTGGTTCATAAGGTCGGAACCAAAGAAATATGGAGTTTTATAGTTTGTGTCAAACTGCAATATTTGAGATGTCTGTTTTGATACTCCCCAATAAAAAGATGAAACTCCAAGATACTCTCTTCCGTTATTGCTTATTTTTTCGTCTTTAGGCGTCCCCGAGATCATATCAATATCTCCCCTATTAAGATAATTAAGAGAATATTCCACAGCGTCTCTGGGAGTAAAAAACTCAACCACGGGAGTATAACACAAGACATAAGAGAAATCCAAATTGGATGTCTTTAGATATTTAATGCCCTCGTTTACTAAATCACCATAATTATTTCCTTCAACTTCAACAAAAAGAGCATTGTTCGCAAGACCTTTGGTGGCTAGAAAATTTGCCATTTCTTCGCTCAAAGTGTTTTTGAAAAAAGTAAATATATTATAGCACTTGTGGCTTCCTGAAACAAAATCATCTGTTATTTTCTTAAGACGGCTTTTATACAATACCTTAGATCCATCGGAATATCCGTATAAAGGATATATGATAGCCACTTTTCTATCTACTGGAACTCTGCTAGAAAAATCTAACATATTTAGTTGGTTTCTTCTGGTAATTGTTGGTAATTGTCGACATCATTTATTTGCTGTTCTTGAGCATCTAAATCAGAAGTGGTTTGAGGTTGGCATGTGGTTGTTTGAGGTTGGTATGGCGGCTGGTCGGGCAGGGGAGAACAATTATTCCCTACAGAAACATTATTCACGTCCATTGTTGGGAAGTTTTCAGTTAATTCTTCTCCTTGCATATTTTGTTCTTCTGATTGTTGTTTTGGTTCGTCATTTTCAGGAAGAGTTATATTTGAAATAGAGGGAGAGACATAATTGTCTTCATTTTGTTCTTCTGCTGGGCATGGCTCATCTTCAAAAGCAGCAGGGCAAGAAGTCTCTTCTTGCGCAGCATCCATTGCTTCTCTTTCTGTTTTCCCCATCGGAGTCTCGGCTTCTTCTTTTGTTATCTCTTCTTCTCTGCCAAGAAACGAATACATTATGTTTACTATATGAGCAAAATCTCTATATATTCTTTTCCAAAGAACATTGGTGGTTTCTTTAGTCTGATTCAATGCTTCATTTTTCAGGTTTTCCAAAAAATTCTTATTTTTCAAATCCATTTTAAGTAAATTAATTATAACTGTAAATAATATAACACTTTTTGAATTTTGTCAAGGGTTAGAAGAAAGATATTCTCCCATCTATATCTCTTCTGCCGTCCGCGCACTGCTTACTATAAATATTTACTTGTTCTTCCATCGTCTGTATGTCTAGCTGTCTGGCTGCCTCTTCCTTTTCTTCTTTAGTCATTGTCACATAATTTCCGGAAGTCACAGTGATGTCTCCAATGGTTTCTGTTTTAGTAGGATAAGTATACCCTCCGCCATAACTATCCCGCATTTCAGAGAAGCTAAAGAAACAAGCCATAAGACAGTCCCCAGTATGTCCATCAGGCCATGCCCTCATTTCGTTTATAAGTTTCGAGCATTCAGATCTTGTTCTTGCGTCATTCTGGCTATAAGGTATCACAAACTTTCCTCTTTCCATCATAAGTGAAATTGAGTTCACTCCTATGTTTGGATCAAACTTCTCTCCACCGGTATGATAAGCCCTGACAGGTATTCCCATTTCTTCCAAGTCTCTCACCATTGCCATCTGGAAAGCATTAGATTCCACTCTTATCCCGAGAGGATTGCTTGCCTCATAAACATGTTTAACCAATTCTCTTGTCTGATTTGGGCTGTATTTATCTCTGTATATATTTCTTATAATATAATCTCCGACTTCCAGTGTTCCATTTCCAACACTTACCTTGTCGAGTACCACAAGACAAGTATCATCAGCCGATGATTTGTCTGATACGGCCAAATCAAGACCCGCTGTGGTCAAAGCCATTATTAATCCTTCTCTTGAAAAGTCCTGCAATTTCAAATCATTGCCTTTTCTAACCGATGCCTCTATCCATTCTTCTTTTATTTTTTGGTTGGGGCGAACTGAAGTATCGCATAATCTCATCCTAGAGAAGGCATAAGGGTTGTTTATTCTTTCTAAATATAACTCCCCATAATCAAACCCAAACCACTTATTTTTTTCTTTATTAAAATTTTTAGGCCATAAAAGTTCTATCCCTCTTTGCATTTCTTCTTTATTTTCTTCATAAAAAACTTCTGCATTCTTTTGTCTTTCTTGAGGAGTGGAGACATCCTTATCCATTAACATATTCGCCCATTTGTCCCACAAGTCTCTCCTATCTGCTTCATGCAAGATAGCCGGCACTTTCTTTGTATAATCAAATAGGGGATTTGCTATGGCCCGATCAATGAAATCCCCGGGAGCCCAAGTATTGCCTAAGCAGATAAGCCTTCCTCCTTGGCTAAGAACAGGCAATACTGTTGTATCAACCCACTCTATTGTTTTCCTCCTCTGTTCTTCTGTGGCAGAATTCTCTTGTGTTACGATATCGTCAATTATAAGAACATCACACCTTTTAGAAAGAATAGAACCAAATAAACCAACACCTTCTACAGTAGGGTCTTTTTCTTGACTCTCCCTTGCAATTTGGAATTTCCTGCCTGTCCATTTCTTCTGGATATTTTTATTCTTTTTTAATTGTGGAGTAACGCCGATACCTTTAGTGTCAATTATTTTTGACCAAGCGTTATATTTTTCATTAGTTTCTATGAGCTCTACAATCTGCGAAACAAATCCTGAAGATGCTTCTTGCGTAGCAGAAACAATCAATATTCTTATATTGTGGTCTTTAGCTATAAGCCAGCACGGATAACTAAAAGAAAGAATAGTGCTTTTCCCTGATCCGCGAGCCAGGGCAACAGCTATCTTTTTATTATTATTATCTGAAATAACATTTGCTATCTCATCTTGAAAAGGAGAATTCTCATTCCCTATTATTTCCTTAATAAATAAGTCAAAATTATTCTTAATAAGGTCTACTATTCTGAGCCCTTCTTTCTCCTCTTCTGTCAGCTCTTTTTTTTTAGGTCTTCCTCTCTTTCCCTGCATTTAATAGAAATAAATTGTCATTTAAATTTAATTATTTCTCCAGTCTATTATTTCTTGGCATTTTACATTACATTGGCAATCTTCCTTGCAAGCATCCTGCAATGTCCATCTTATTGATTTCTTTGGATCATTAAAAGGATTTTTATAAGTTCCATTACTGCTATTGTCTATCTCTCCCCATTTTTTTTCTATATACTTTTTATTCTTTTCAAATGCTATATTTTTGACCATTCCTCCATTTTGAACTTGTGTTCTTGAACCAAAATGATAATAAGAAGCCGGCGGATAATTTATCGCACTTATTCCTGCTAATTTTATGCGAAAATGGAAATCACGGTCTTCGTGATAGGCGGGACGGAAACCTTCATCAAATTCTCCCACTTCTCTGAAGATTTCTCTGTTAATCACAAAGTTTGAGAAGTCCGGACATTCCGCTTCAGGGACATCTTTCTTTAAGTTTGAGTCATAAATCAGTATATCTTGCGGATTAGGAAGCTCTCCTTGTATATTATGTCCCGTTACCATAAACCCTATTTTTCCTTTTTCTTTCTCCTCTCTTAACATTCTTTCCATCATATTATCAATAGTGTCCGGAGACATTAAAATATCATTATTAATTACGAAGCAATAATCTATCCCATTACCAAAATGTCTGCGTATTCCATAATTCCAACAGGCCGCCAAAGGGATTCTTTCTTCAAATCTCCTAAGCCAAACACGCTTTTTCATATTTATGCGAGTGCCTTGCACCATCTTGGACGCTTCCCTAAAAGTATGATTATTGTCTTCAGATTTATTATCTATAATTAAAATCTTTAAAGAATATTTATCAGATTTTAAGCTTTCAATACATGGAAGAGTGTACTCTTCCCAAAGACCGACAACTGGGATCACAATCCCGATATTTTTATTATTCATAGTTGACAGAAAAATAATACTCTCCCTTGCAAGAGTCCAATTCTTAAAAAGGATTCATCCCCCTGGTCATGCGTCCTTGGATACTATCATCCCAAAGTCTATGTTCGTCTCCGATATAATCCACTGGATAAAAACTGTAATATTTATTAAGCGCTATAAAAAACGCGGCATCTCCCGCGCCCCAATTGCAAGCATTATCATCCCATGGTCCGGTTTTTTCTAAACAAGATTTTCTATGCATAATGGAATTATGGTCTATCTCGCATCTATGGCTGTTTGTTATTCCTATTAAGTTTCTTATGTAAAGTTCCGTAGTCCCGCATGAATTAAACCTGACGACTCTTTGTCTGTCATAAACCAAACTTATTTCCGGATTGCTGAATGACTCCACCATCTTTTCCAGCCTCTGCGGATAATATATATCATCATCTGTAAGGTATGTTATCAGCTCTCCAGAGGCGCTCTGCAACCCTATATTGATGCAGGTGGCATATCTTGTCGTTTTGTTCCTATCTTGCTCTTGTACACCGGATCTGAGAAGGATACACCTATCATTATCTTTTATGGATTCTTTTATCGCTTCTATTGTTTCTTTGTTTGAAGAATCGTCTATAATCAATAATTCCCAATTATCATAAGTCTGATTTTTTACGCTATTAATGGCGTCTACAATCATTTTGGGACGATTATAACTATTCAGAATGACAGAAACTTTTAGATTCCCCATATTTATACTTGCAATTCTCTTATAGATAAAAATGTTGGGCAAACTTTTGAGCAAGAACAAGAATTGTATAAGTCGTTCTCAAATAAAAAATCAATATTATTATTTTTGCAATATTCAGCCTTATTCACATCTAAAGGAGAATCGATAACCTTAATTTCTTTTATCCATTCCAGATCTATCCCTATGGCGCCAAGCTGTTGCCTCTTGAATATTAAGCTTTCTTCGTTATCCATGTTTTCATCCAGACCTGAAATTATGTAAATTTCATTCCCTCCGTTATAAAGACATCTTATCATTTCTCTAAATTGTTTCGCGGCGGAAATTATGGTTCCATCCAAATCAAAACCAAATTTCATATAATTAAATTTAATAATAATTTCTCTTCAGAAAATTCAACTATTTATGCAATTTATTGCATTAAACTAAAATACCCAGCCCGGAATTTTCCTCGTAATTATAAAAATGCTTCCCTGTCTGTTTCGCTATATCCTTCACCGCTTGTTTCACTTCAGGGAAAGACTCCGTGTCATGGAATATTGTAATATCTGAATGTTGGGCAGACCATAATCCGCATTGAAATGTCGACTCGTAAGAATGGACAATATCTATATGAATCAAATCAGCTCTGACATTATTGTTTTTAATAAAGTCCTCAAAGCTGCTTACAATAACTCTTATATTTGGAAATTCCGACAGAGCCTTTTTAACTTTCAAGGCGAATCCTTCTTCTCTGCCTCCGGCATTCTCATCCCCTTTGAAATGATCAACCGCTACTACATCATTAAAGAAGTTGCTTAACGCAACGGTGGAATATCCGTTTTCAACTCCAAACTCCAACGCTGTATCCCTATCTATCTCAAATCTATTGAGAATATCTTCTATTATACTCTCGAGACCTTTCCAGCATGATGGCACATCAATTGTCTTTGAAGGCATCTCTATTTTATCGGGAACATATTGTATGGGAATTTCCATGTCTATCATTTTAATGTTTCGCGATTAATAGGAACGAATTTATATGTTGTCAAATCAACCAGCTTCGTTTCTCCACTATAATTCTTTTTGGCTATTAATATGGAATCTTCATTATTCATAGTGTCGGCATAAAGGATATCAAGATTAACATATCTTGCCATCGCAATCATTCCGTCCGTAAGAAACCTGTAACAATCCACGGGAAACCGATGCTCGACAAAAACACTCGGAGCGATAATACACATAAGACCGTTCTCTTTCAAAACCCTCGTCATCTCTGACATTGTAATCCAGAAAAACTCGGTATGCTCAAATGTCTGACCAGAAATAACGATATCAAAAGAATTAGTCTCGATATTACTCCAATCATAAGGATTTTCTATAACTATATCAATATTTGGCCCGGACTCCATGTCTATCCCGACATACTCGTATCTATTATTTGAGAATATACTTTTATATGTTCCATTAACATCATAACTTCCTATATCAAGAATTTTAATTTTGTTCTTATTTATCTTAGAAGCATAATCTTTTTCAAACTTTGTCATTTCTGACATCGAATTTGCGTGCATATTATAAGAATCCACCTTCTCTTAATTTTAATATTCTGCTTATTTTATCGTCATCGGACAGATGGGTAGTAGGACAGCCAGAAATTCCCCATGATGTTAATTCCATGGTTATGGGAGTAGTTATCTGCATATTTATTTTTCTAAGAACCCACGCCTTGAAAACAGAACAATCACAACTGCTAACGGTTGTCCCGTCTTTTGCCACCTCCATATTAAGAATCTCATCTCTTTCTTGAGTTGTCATTTCATTGATTTTCATATTTTATCGACTTTATTATTACTTTAAAGAATCTCCTGGTTACCAAATCCGATGTTGGAGATGATAAAGAATCAAGAGTTTTAACAACATTTTCTTTTCCATACAGGTATCCGCTAATAGTAATGCTGTCTCCTTCTTTTATCTTATCAATGTATAAAGAAAGATCTTCCCCATACATTGAACAAGGGATAAAATTTTTATATACCATACCTCCTTCCACCATCGTGTTTATAATGTTTATATTTATGTATTGAACTTTTCTATGGGTTATTCCCGAAGACATTTTAGATACTACCCCTGAAACAGTTATACTATTCATATCATTTTTCATCTTTATTTATATCTTAAATTATACTCAGCGTTTATTTGTTTTTCATTCCTTTCTTTTCTCCCTATTATATTCCCTTTCTCATCTCTTATTAATTCAACTTTTAATGATTTTCTAATCAAGTCTTCAAATCCTCTTTTCGAGTTCTTCGATGCTTTAAAAACACTCATATTTTTTATTTTAATAATATTTCAGATATTTGCCGGTTGAATAGCATGTCCAAGAGTCCCAAGAAGTAGCGGAATACAGTTGATATGCGAAAGCTATATTATACTGCCAATTAAACAAATTATCAGTTTTTTCCTGAGGCGTGTCTCCCTCTACATGAGAAAAATGACTGGAATTTATTTGAAAGACGCCAAAATCTATTGAAGAGTTTGAATTCAAGTGTGTTGCGTTTGGATTCAATCCGCTTTCACACTTGGCAACCGCCAATGCTGTTTGCGACTGGCTTCCGAATATTTGCACAATATAATTTTCAATGTCCTGATTATATACTATTTTTTCATTTTTGTCAATAGCTGAATAAATAACGCTATCCTGTGTTTTTTCGACAGAAATCGTTATCGGAGTATAACTTGAGGTCGCTTCATTTATTTCCAAAGATTCTATATTTTGATTTTCTAATTTGCTGTTTGTCTTGTTGTTAGCGACCACTCCCACAGGAAATACGCAGAACATAATACAAACAATAAAAAAAAAGAAAGAAAGAAATATTCCTATTCTCCTTTCCTTGTAGAAATAAATTCTATATCTTTTATAAAATTTCAAAATAATTCTCCTATTCACTATCGAAAGGATTTATAATGGCTGAATTAAGATAAAAAGAATATCTGCGGTATCTTCCAATCTTTCTTTAATGTTAATAATAAGGGATAGCTCAAGCTATTCCTTATTAAGTATATCATATTTGATTAAAAAAGTCAATAACACAAGAGGGACGGTTTAAAACCGTCCCTCTTATTCGTAATATCAATTATTTGATTATCATCTCGCCGAAGCCAAGATGATCAGATATTCTTTTCAGTATCTTTAGCCGCTTTAAATGAAGCTATTGCGTCTGTAACCTGCGGGTCAAAACGAGAAATCAAAGTTATTACAAATTGTACTCCCGCGGCAACCATGGCTTTG